ACTCAACTAAAGTAGCAGTAACTGGCGGAGCTATTTGGGAAAATACAAATACTATTGCTTCAAGCTACACCATTTCAACAAATACCAATGCTATGAGTGCAGGCACAGTTACCATTAATAGTGGAGTAACTGTTACAGTCCCAACTGGCAGCAGATGGGTAATCGTTTAGGAAAATACTATGCCAAAAGATAAAATTAGCGAATACAGTTCTACTCCCGCCAGTAATACAGATATAGGTGGGATTAACATTGCAGAAAATATGGCACCAAGTGATGTAAATAATGCTATCAGAGAGCTTATGGCTCAACTTAAAGACCAACAAGCTGGAACAGATGGTGATAACTTTACAGTTGGTGGAAACTTAGCTGTTACAGGAACGTCTGCTTTTACAGGTGCAAGCACATTTACAGGAGCAGTTACACTTAATAATTTAACTGTTAATGGTAGTTTTTCTACAGACGATACATTCTCTATCGCAAATAAATTAGCTATATCAAGAACAAACTTTGTAGGTACAGGTGCAATTGCAGGTACTACACTCACCATTACTGTAGCAACAAGTGGTGCTTTATACATTGGTTCATTATTGACTGGTACAGGCGTTACTGCAGGCACTACAATTTCAGCATTTTTAACAGGTACAGGTGGACTAGGAACATATACTGTAAGCACTTCACAAACAGTATCTAGCACAGCCATTACAGGCACAGTTAATGATGCTACACTATCAGTAACATCTACAGATGCTATTCTTGTCCCTGTTGGCACAACCACACAAAGACCATCTACAGGTGTTGAAGGATATATACGTTATAATTCTACATTAGACCGCTTTGAAGGATATGCTAATGGTGCATGGGGTCAATTAGGTGCAGGTGCAACAGGCGGTGGTGCAGATAATGTATTTGTTGAAAATAGTTTAACAGTCACTACAGACTACACAATTACTGCTGGTAAGTCTGCATCTTCAGTAGGTGACTTGACTATTAATTCAGGCGTAACAGTAACAGTTCCTAGCGGTTCACGCTGGGTTATTTTATAAGGAAAAATCATGGCAGGTACAGTCATAGCAGATAATTTACAAGCGGCTTCTACAAGTACGCTTGTAATTAAAAATGGTGTAGCAAACACACCGCCAACTATTCAAGATAGTGCAGGAACAGAAATAGGCACATTTTGTCGTGCTTGGGTAAACTTTGATGGCACAGGTACATTTAGCCCAAACCCTAGCACAACTAAAATTAGAGCTTCGTTTAATGTAAGTTCTATTACTGATAATGGAACAGGTGATTACACAGTAAACTTTACCAATGCTATGCCTGATATAAATTACTCATTTGCTGGTAATTCAAGTCAGGATGCAGGTACAGGTACTGGTGGTGCATTTGTTGTTAATCAAGGAGCTACAACTCCTACAACATCTGCTTTTAATTTGCGAGTCCATAGAAGTGCTGTTGCATATGCAGACGCTGCATATGTTTCTATCGCATTTTTTAGATAAGGAAACATTATGAACAAAAGAATAGTATATCAAAATGACGAAGGTGGAATTAGCATTATAGTTCCAGCAGACTCTAATTTAACAATAGCAGAAATTGCTGCTAAAGATGTTCCACAAGGTAAAGAATATCACATTGTAGACGCATCTGAAATACCAACAGACAGAACTTTTAGAGGTGCATGGACATGGCAATAATTATTGATATAAACAAAGCTAAAGATATTACTAAAGACAAACTTCGTGCAGAACGCACACCATTACTAGAAGCTCAAGACGTAGCTTTCCAACGTGCTTTAGAAAATAGTAGCGATACAAGTGCTATTGTAGCTGAGAAACAAAGACTTCGTGATATTACAAAACAAGTAGACACAGCAACAACATTAGATGAATTAAAAGTTTTAAACTGTGATAAGCCTGTAGCTGAAGTTACAGAACAACCTGTAGTTGAACCTACAGTAGAAGGAGAAAATTTATGAGTTCAGTAATTTTAACGGGTGATACGAGTGGTACGCTTACACTATCAGCTCCATTAGTAGCAGGAAGTAATACAGTTACTTTACCAGCAGCGACAGGTACAATTAGCTTACTCACACAAGGTACATCAGTAACTGCTAGTGGTACTTCTGTAGATTTTACAGGCATCCCTAGTTGGGCTAAACGCATTACTGTGATGTTTAATGGGTTGAGTACAAGCGGCACAAGTAATTATCTTGTTCAGTTAGGGGACGCGGGGGGCGTTGAAAATACAGGTTATGTTTCAGCCGTAAATAATGGCGGCAGTTCTGCAACATCAACTGCTGGTTTTTTATTTACTCAATCAACGCTGGCGGCATCGCTTCAGTCTGGGTCAATGATTATTAGTTTACTTGGGTCAAATACTTGGGTTGAGCAAGGGTGCGGCGTTATAGCTGCTGGAGGCATGTGCTTTATGGCAGGTTCAAAAACCCTATCCGACACACTTACCCAAGTTCGTATCACTACAGTAAACGGTACAGATACTTTTGATGCTGGCTCAATTAACGTGATGTGGGAAGGATAAATTATGAGTGTAATTATTAACGGTTCAGCAGGAGTTACAACTAACTCTGGTGCTGTATATGACGGTATTTCTCGTGGGACTGTTGTAACAGCTAGTGGCACATCTGTAGACTTTACAAGTATTCCATCATGGGTTAAAAAGATTACTGTGATGTTTAGTGGGGTGAGTACAAGTGGAACAAGTAATCCTTTAATTCAAATAGGTGCTGGTAGCGTTACAACTTCTGGTTATTTGGGTGCAGGCGGTAACATGACTAGTGGTGTTGCGGTACAAAACTTTACTGCTGGTTTTGGTTTGTGGGGGTCAGCTAACTGGACAGCCGCTAATACTTTACATGGTGGTTTGGTAATTACAAACATTTCTGGAAATAACTGGACATCTTTTGGAAGTTTTGGACTTTCTAGTGGAGGTACTGTGGGAATAACCTCTGGTTCTTTATCTCTTGGAGGAACACTAGACCGTGTTCGCATCACAACAGTAAACGGTACAGATACATTTGATGCAGGTTCTATCAACATTCTTTACGAATAGGATAACCTATGTTCGGAATTGCTAGTTTTGCACAAGTAGCATTTAGCTCGCTAGCAAGCGGTGTTGTACTAGGCACAGCTTCTATTACTGCAGATGCTACCGTTACTGCTGACGCTTTAAGAATAAGAACAAACTCTGCTGCTATTACAGCAAATGCTACTGTAACAAGTAGTGCCATTCGCACAAGAACAGCATCAGGAAGCATTAATGGCAACGCTTTAGTATCTGCTTATGCTTATGCAATTAGAGAGGCTTCTGGAGCTATTACAGGCGTTTGTACTGTATCTAGTGGCTCAGTAGTCATTAAGACTTCTAGTGGCTCTATTACTGGTTTTGCAACTGTAACTGCTTCTGCTCAGAAATTTGTCATTGGTACTGGTTCTATTTTCTGTGATGCTACTGTTACAGCTAACGGTGGTATTCAGTACGCAGGTGAAGGTCACATTACTTGCGACACTACAGTTACTTGCAATGCTTCATCTATATGGGATGGTACAAGTTCTATTGTAGGTACAGCAACAATTATTGCTAAAGGCACTATTTTAGGTGAAGAGTGGTCAGATACCACTTTTGACACAAACACATGGACTGACGTAACACCAAGTTCAAACACATGGACAACAGTAACAGGGGACAATAATACATGGCTACGACAAGGGTAATATTAGGTGAATGGTTACCTGACCAGCCTTCTATCATTGAATCATTACAAGATGCTACTAATGTAGTACCTGCGTCTGTTGGCTATATTCCATTTTCTACTCCAGTTGCATATTCAGGTGCAGCGTCAGAAGACTTATTAAATATATTTGCAGGTAAGTTTAACACTACTACTCAATTGTTTGCTGCAAGTGCATCCAAACTATATATTTTTGATGGCTCTGATTTAAGCCTTGATGATGTATCTAAAAGCGTTGCTAGAACAATTACTAATGTCGCATTAACATCTAACGTAGCTACAATTACAACTGTTGGAGCACATGGATATAGCATTGGTGATTCAGTCACAGTAGACGCAAGTAATAATACTTTTGATGGTACATACACTATTACTACAGTTCCTACATTATTAACATTCACATACGCTAAAGTAAATGCCAACATTCCTAGTGCTGCTGCAACAGGTACAGTAGTTACAGCAAGTTATAGTGGTGTTACCACATGGAACTTTGCTCAGTTTGGTAACTCAGTATTAGCTACAAACAATGTAGGTAAAATACAAAAGTGGACCATTGGCTCATCATCTTATTTTGGTGATGCTGGAGCTTATGCACCAATAGCTAAATACATTACAGTAGTGCGTGACTTTGTTGTAGTAGGTAATTTAGATTCAGGTTCAAATCCTAACAAAGTTCAATGGTCAGATATTAATGATGAAAGCGATTGGGTATCAGGTGGTGCTTCACAATCTGATTATCAGATAATTGCAGACGGTGGTAATATACAAGGGGTCACAGGTGGCGAGTTTGGCTTAGTATTTTTAGAACGAGCTATTGTCAGAATGTCATATTCTGGCTCGCCATTTTTCTTTCAATTTGACACAATTTCACGCAATCTAGGATGTATGGCAGGTGGCTCTATTGCTCAATATGGCAATGTATCATACTTCTTAGCTGATAACGGATTCTATGCTTGTGATGGTAAAACAATTACACCTATTGGTGCTAATAAAATAGATAGATGGTTCTTTGATAATGTTGATTTAAACAAAATTGACCTTATTAGTGCAGCTATTGACCCAGAACGTAAGATTGTAGTATGGAATTTCTACAACCAAGATAATGCAGAGTCATTACTTATCTATAATTGGCAAGTTCAAAAATGGACTATATGCGATACAACTACAACTAAAGTAGCCTCTATTGCAACATCAGGTATTACACTTGAAGGATTAGATGCCTTTGGTACTGTAGACAGTATTACAACATCATTTGACTCACGTATATGGGCAGGTGGTAAGTTCTTATTTGCAGGTATTAACGGAAGATATATCTATACATTCTCTGGCACAAATGCTACTCCTAGCTTAATTACATACGATATAGAAAAAGGATATAACTCATTAGTCACACTAGCAAGACCTGCAATAGACAATGGTTCTGCCTCTGTAGCTGTAGCATCACGCAAAGAATTAAATGATACGATTACATTTAGCACTCCTGTAGCTATGTCACCTGAAGGAAGAGTTCCATTACGTTCAGCAGGTAGATACCATAGGTTTAAAATTATACCTACAGGGTTATGGACAACAGCTATTAGTACAGATATTGATGTAGAGCAACAAGGAAATAGATAATGTCTAGGGACATGTACCGTAAGCTAAA